TTAATCTCCTTTCTCCTTAATCCGTTCCAGTACATCCTTGTTGGCTTCGAGTATCTCATCGAAAGAGGGGATGGGCATCCAATGAGTAACATATCCAGTCTTGATGTAGGGATATATCCATTTATTCACTTCTCGCATTGCCATTTCATCAATACTACCATCAACATATTTCACTTGACACATGCCTTTTGCTTGTTTGTTAGGTATTGCATCTTCTACGCTTATCCATGGGAATTGCTTTGCCTGCCATTCAGCACTGGAAATATCCTTTTGCCATTCCGCACCGGCAATGAACCCTTGATAATATGCAGGGAATGAACTACCGCTGCTCCTACTTTCTGCGAAAGAATGAGCAGCTTCTTCTACTGTCTGTTTCATGTTTTATTAGTTCAATTATTTATTAATAACCACCGCCATCGTACTTATAGATGTCCCACTTCCCTTGAATTCTCCGGCGCCGATTTCAAATACTTCTCCACGTACCTCTTCCAACCATTGGCGGAAGTCGACACATTTCTTTTCCGAAGCGAATTTCCAGTGCGGGCTGGTAATGGCTGCGAGCGTTCCACCGGCTTCCAAACGTTCATACATAATCCTCACATGCTCTATATCCTGATTGTTTGAGAAAGGCGGGTTGGCAATAATCTTGGTATAGCTTCCTACGCTATCTTTCGTGAAATCTTCATCAAGCAACATCACATTATCCAACGAACTCAAAAACTCTCTGTTTTCTGGCATCAGTTCATAGCATGCTACTGTTACGGAAGGACAAGCCCTATGAATGGCTTTAATGAGAGCACCACGACCGGCACTCGGCTCCAATACCGTATCATTTTCATGTATTCCTCCGGCAAGCATGACCAGCCAGTCTGCCACCTCAGCCGGCGTTTCAAAGAACTGGTATTCCTGTTGCAGGTTGCATCGCTTACCCTCGTGAAGAATACTAAATACACGTTCCGCATTAAATGAGAAAGTAAAACCTTGCACCTTTCCACCTTGCCAGGAACCGCCGGCTTCCTCAATCCACTTCTTGGCCTCGGCATAAGACTTTTTATTAAATTGTACTTTCGGAAGTTTGAGTACGTTAGCCTCAAGTGTACAATGCTTCAGTATATCTTCCACATTCCATTTCTTACCTTCATCAGCCTGTTTTTTCTTTTCGTCCGTTGGAGCATCCGGAGCTAACAGTGAAGATATTTTTTGAACAACCGTATTGCTCGCGTCCATGAAGGCATTGACGCAGGATAGTGCTTCCATAAGAAATTTTGTATCAACATGCCCGGTGGCATCATAGATGTCTATCCCTTCGGTCATAGATGATAATTCATTGAGCTGCGCTACACTACCATGTAACGTTTCGATTAAAATCTCTTTTTTGTTCGTCATAACTCTTTTGTAAATAAATTCTTGTTGTGTCTACACTACCATGGCCGAGAAGGTCGGCCAGTTGAATGACATCCTTATTTTTCTTCAGGAACATTTTAGCGAAAAAATGCCGGAAGGCATGCGCGTGCATCTTCCTTGAATCGATACCGCAATGTTTGCCCCATGCTTTCAAATGTTGTGAAAAACCTCGTTGAGTTAGCGGGCCGAATTTCCCGACAGCGAGAAGTCCAGTTTTACCATTCTCTTTCATGTATGCCATTGCTTCCTGCCTCAAATGTTTTTGGAAAAAGAAGTGGCGGTATTTATTGCCTTTACCGCGAAGCGTAACCTCACCCGCCGCTATGTCTTCCCACGTGAATTGTTGGAATTCTGACAGACGTGCGCCCGTTGTACCCAATACCTTGATAAAAAAGTAGTAATCCTTGTTGGATTTCGTTTTCAGAAAATCCAGTAGGCGGTTATACTCCTCTTCTGTCGGAACATTGTTTACATCGAGCTTGCGCTTCATCTTAGGCCTTTTAAGTTCTATCGGTTTCTTTAGCCATTTCGAGAACTTTTCTAAAGCGGTGATACGCAAACGGATGGTTTGCGGAGATAGCGATTTCTCTTCCAAAGTACGTATAAACCTCTTGCAGTTTTCCATACTTATATCATTGGCATATTCAAAGTATTGTTTCAAAGAGGTGTGGTAAATATCTACAGTATGCGAAGAGTAATCATTGTTATCGGTAAGCCATACTATAAAATCATTCAACTGTTTCCTGTTCTTTTCTGAAATGGTATCAAGCCTTTCCAATGTCTTTATTTTCTTTTCCCGACGGTTATACCCGATTTTAAGATGAAATAATAAATCACAAATGGCTTCACTCATCAATGGATAACGTGCCCCAATATTGGCATTTTCACGCTTATAAGCCAGATAACCACGGCGATTGATTTCTTCGGCGCTTTCAAGAAAATCCGTTACATATTTGATGTATTTGCCGATGGTATCATAAGTTCTGCTTGTTGTATACAAGTAGGAGAGATAATCGGTTAAAATCTTTTGCCTGTCATTATTCATCGCTTATTTCTTTTTCTTGATTTAATCTTGATTGGATTGTTTTTTGTTCCGGTACCGAACCACTCCAAACGGTAGCCATGTATCCGGAGCCAATACTTAAAAGCAGGATAATATTCATATTTTTCATATATTTTCTTGTTATGAGCAAAAACCACCGGTTTCCGCTCGTATTAATACTTCATGTGCAGAAATGGCTTCTTTTTGCACACGTTAATCTCAATTCATTTCTCTTTTTCTATTCCGCTCGCTCTGTACCTCTGCCATACACATCTTGCACCATGACGCTTTCAGATGGTATTCCTTACCGTTACGACGGGCTATTCTATCGAAGAACCGGGATAATGGAAGTGCTCTACCGCAACGGGTGCACAGTTTACGCTCCACTCCGTCAACCACCACCCGGTTACGGGGTTTCCTCCTCACGATTTCACATGGTCCGCATTCGGACGCACCGTACCTCCTGCAATAGGCAAGTGAGTGCTTGCCGCACTTGGCGAAGGAGGTGCAATCCGAACGGGGAACTATCTGGTGAATGTTCATACGGCATCATTCATTAAGTCGAACAATGTGGGTGCGCTGACCTCCATCTCTGCCTCATACAGATATGAAAGACTATCTTTCCAGTAGTCGTAATTGAGTTCGGTTGACAGACCTTTCCTCCCCAGATTGATAGCGCAATAGGGAACGGTGCCGATACCTCCGAACGGGTCAAACACCAGTTCACCCCTGTTTGAATACCGTTCAATCAATCTTTCGACAATATCTAACTGAAGGGGACAAATATGATTCTGCCGTTTCTTCTGCGACTGCTTGGTATTGAGCGTGCGCATCCGGGTGACATCATCCCATATCCAGGGCTTCTTGCTTACCGGGTCAACAGCCATGAATGTCTTTGGCAGTTTTCCATATGCCTCCAGTTCTTCGGCAAATGACACGTGTTCCTCATAATCATAGACGTGCCCACGCTCGTAGTTCCTGAATAGGTGGCGTATCTTGTCAATGCCGGCCCCTTTCATGTCCTCGTAACTCAACAGGGAGTTACCCGATGATTTCCAACTTGCATGAGCGTCTATCTGCCAACGGGCCAACGAATATTCGCTTTTGTTTTTTGTCACCGGCAAATCAGCATAGGCCCGTGAGGTGTCGGAAGGAAGCTTGCGGAAAAGAAGGACATACTCAGGACAACCGATACCCATCTTTGAACCGTCCTTGCACATCTCCGTATATCCAAGCCGATAAGTCTGGTTGTTCTCCCTTACCACATCCGTATCCACCGTGATGCGCCCCATGTAGCGGAAACCGTGTTTCATGTAGTGGAATACAGTCATTTCACTGAACGGGTCGATGGTGGGCATACCGTCACCAGTGGCGTTGCCGAACAAAACACGGTCTTTCACATGGATGCAAGCTAACCTACCGGGTTTAAGAATACGCATAAGCTCCGGTGTAAGATAATCCATCTGCTCGAAGAACTTGCCGTTGTCCTCATTATGCCCGAAGTCGTTATAGGTCGGAGTGTACTCATAGTGGTTGGAGAACGGGATGCTTGTTACAATTAGGTCCACCGAATTACTTTCCATAGTCTGGCATTCAAGAACATTGTCATTATTGATTGCCCTCCACAGTTTACCAGACTTTTCTTCCCTGCTGGCAAACATCCACCGCATCATCTTCTCCTCTGCCTGCAAGCCGAACAAACCGTTCTCGCGGACTATATCGGTCATCTTGGCTACCATCTCGCGGTGTTGCGCCCACTTCTGCATGAAGCTCTTGTATATCTCTCCCTCACTTTCCGCATAGACCAGATAAAGGTCAACCGGATGCTGCTGCATGAAACGGTAGATACGGGCTATCGCCTGGAACTTGTCGTTAAAACGGTAGTCAATGAACATGATTGCCTTATGGCAGTGGTACTGGAAGTTCAAACCTTCACCAAGCATCTCCGGTTTGGCGGCCAAATATTTCAGACGGCCGTCTTTGAAATCCGCTATCACCTTGTCCGCTTCATCATCATCCTGCGAGCCGTACACAGCCTTACATCCGGGTATGGCATCACACAAAGCCTTCCGTTCATTCTCCAGGTCATGCCATAAAAGGAAATGGGCGTCTTTGTTTTCAGGACGGTTAATGATTTCCACCACACGGACAATCTTTTCCTGCATGTTGTCCCGACGTTCTTTCGCTGCGTCGGCAAGTCCGAGAGCAGCCTCACGGAACATCTTCACTTGTCCGTCACGGTCAGTTCCGGCTGTGGAGTTATCAACACTAACCACTTCTTCATGTACACGCAGTTCCGGCAATTCATATCCGATATCGGGATAACCGAGGTCGGACGGTTTAGTGAGGAACAACGCCCATGTACTTACCCACAACCAGAACTCCTTCTCCTTGTGCGGATAAAGGGTAAGGTTGTTCGCCTTCGTGCTGTCACGCTGAAAGAAACGGGTAAGCGCCTGCCCGGTATCCATCACACCGAGATAACCGGCATAATGTATCAGCTCCTTGTATCTGTTGGGCGATGGCGTGGCGGTGGCGACAAAGCGGTAGGGAACATCCGCAAACAAGGGAAGGAACTCCTGGTAGGTCTTGGTACCGAAACCACGTAATACGCTCGCTTCATCCAATGATGTTGCGGTGAAGGAGGAAGGTTCTATTCTTACACCATCTTCACCGTCGCGCACACGCTCGTAGTTCGTAACCATGATGTCAGTCGGGCATATCATCACATCAGCCATAGTTCGTACATAGGTCACTTTCATGTGCAGATGTTGTTCCGCTTGTGTAAGGAACTCAACCACTACACGTTTAGGACAAACTATCAGCCCTTTGCCGCCTTTGTGTTTCAGGACTACCCGAAGTATCTCCAACTGAGTTACGGTTTTCTGCATACCGAAACTGGAGAATATCGCACGGCAACCGCCGGACACCGCCCAACGAACGGTATCTTTCACATGAGGATATAACGATGGGGTTAAATCATCCTGATTGACCTCGAACCCTGTCTGATGACTGATGGCCATCTTGTCTTTCAGAAATTCTATATATTCTTTCATTATGCTATTTCTTTCAATAATTTCATTGTTTCACTTCTTTAGGTTTCCAATCAGACGGTAATTTTGCCCACTCGCGGAACTTGGCGTCGAAGTCGTCCATGTCCCTGAACATATCCATCTTCGATTTCTCTGTCTCTACGAGTGAGGAGAATTCCAGAAAGTACAAATCTGCGCTTTTGACAAAATTGTTATGAAGCCTTTCCACGTTTCCGAGTAGTAACCCTTTGGCGCTCATCAGGTCTGCTGCTTCCTCCACCAGCATGTTGGCTTCACAGTTCAGTATGTGTGCGGCTGAAAGGAGGCTGTTCAATCTGTCTATGCTGCCATCAGCCTCGGCAGCTTTAATCAAATCTTTCTTTGGTTTCATAGTTTCTGCTTTTTCTTGCAAGTTCATCAATCATTCGCTGGTACTTCTTTGCCACCAACGGGCAGCGCAGGCGCAGTGCGTTATCACGCTGCCACTCTAATAATTCTATTTTCTTTTCAAGTTCTATGTCCATAAAATTATTTCTTCTTAAATTTGTCACATATCCTGCCGTAGCGGTCACATGCGCACACCCTATGGGCCTTGGCCTTGCATAGACAAGAGTTCTCTACGAAATCTCTGGAGTATGAGCATTGGCGGCAGCGGACGGGAGAGAGGGGTAATTTCTTCTTTGCCATTACTTACGTAAACTGATATTGCTTACGCGATTTGCCGCTCTTTTCATTGCTTCTGCATCTCCGCTTTCCACAAGCTTCCTTTCACGTTCAAGATACTCGGCATAGGAAATTCTGTTGTTTCCACGTTCTTCTATCTCCTTTTGGCGTTGTATCCGGTATTGCTCACGCTCATAGCGTTCGATGTCGATACGGCGTTCCCTGATATAGTCAAGCATGGCACTTGTAATCTTCATCGGGTCTATAGCACCATAGAACCGTCCATATTTACCAGACTTAAACCGTGCAATAAAAAAGCATATCTCAGCCGCATTAAGGTAATAATACTCAGAAATAAATATCTCTGCCAACTCGTTAAGCTGCTCCCTGGCAATCTTGGTAGATACCTCTGCAAAGTCATTAAGCGTGCCGAATTGGATTTTCAACCATTCCAAAGGGGTTTCATCTCCATAAGTCGAAGCCAATAGCCCTAATGTAGGTATGGAGGAATTCATGGCTAAATCAGAGTGGGTCGCCTTGCATCTGACAATTTTGAACTGCAAATCGGGATTGTAATCAAGAATGAATTGTGCAGGGTCAGGATATTTATTCAATAACGCCCTCTGCTTCAAGTTCTTTTCTTTTTTTTGCGGCAGCTTCTCTGACGGTTGTAGCGACTGCAAGAACTGAATCACGTTTTCGCTGCTCGCTATCCTGTTGATTTTTGCTAATTCTTTCTCCATTGTAATTGCCTTCTAAAATCTTAATGAAATTTGTCGGTCTGAATATCCAGTCGAAATCACAAGACCAGTTTTGGTTGTTATGTCCCAAAAGGAATGCCGATTTGGAAACATTGTTGAAAACAGCCACGATAGCCTCTTTCCCATGTTCGGAAGCTCTTGCTTTTACGGCTTTCTTACGTTTGTCCGTCATTGTTGTCACCTTTGGGAGCTTTCCATCAAACATTCTGTTGAACGTAGCCATAAGAGCATTATAATTTATCTTATCTCCCTCATTACTTTCCGGCGGTGCAGATTCCCCTTGGGGGGAATTATAGGGGGGACATTCTTCATTTGCATTTGCATTTACATTTACATTATCATTATTAATTAGGTTATTGTTTGGTTCTTCTTTGGTTTGGTTTTGGTTATAGTTTGGTTTTTGTTTGGCTCCTTCTTGGTTGTTCTCCGGTTTTGGTCTACCACCCTTTTTACCGTTCTCAAACCTCTGATTATTAATATCTATCTGTGATTTAGCCATAGCAAGCATCGCTTTCGCAATCGGCTTTAGTTGTTCAGTAGTTTCTCCATATAAGCCATACTCAATTATGGCTGTGAGAACGTCTCCCTGAACATCTCTCGGCAGATTCTTGATTGCTTCCCACCAGCTACTGTAAAAAACAAAACTATTTCTCATTTCGTTTCCTCCATTCTAAAGATTCTTCGTATCCGTGCCATGCTTGTTCATCTTTATTCTCATACATCTTTTAAATAGTCTGTTACCACTTCTATAAACTCGTCAAGCGAACGGACTATGACGTATTTAGCACCGATACTCTCAAACTCTTTCTGATACTCTTTCTGGTTCTCTGACTGCCTGCTAGTCTTTACCTTTAATTCTATGCCACAAAATGGATAGAACTTGTTGGGGATAAGAAGTATCAAATCGGGGAATCCTGCGCGGACTCCCATTTGCTTGAACTTTGCCGCTTCAATGGCATTACGTTTTCCTCCATTAGGCGCATGAACAAGCCGTTTCTTCCATTTAGGATATTTAAAGTCCCAATATTTAATTATAGATTTTTGGAGAGAATCTTCTAAATGTCTCATATATGCTTTATTTTAAGTTCAACATTCACCGGCTTGTCTTTCATCGTGGAGAAAGCGTCAAGCAGCTTCTCCTTGATTGCCTTCAAAGGCTTTGTCAGTATCTGGCTCTCGACTATTTCGAGAGGTATCTTCCTGCCGCTATACGTGATTAGGGACATAGAGGTGATTATGTAAGGTCTCATATTACTTATTAAAATCCCAATCCCACTCCCAATCCTTTTCACTTATTCCTTGCTCGCAATAAGCACTACCCATGTGACCTTCTATGTTGCCGTACATATCCCATACACCTCTCATCTTTACTCCCTTCAGTACCATTGTGCCACTTACGGCAATCACGGTGGTTTGTGTGATGTCCCTAATAATGCGGTCTATCTTCACCGGAATTCCAGCCATGATTCCATATTGCTTGTTTCCGACCAAAGAATTGAAGTCGAACTCCTCCTGATTCAAATCAGGGAAAATCATCAGATTTTTTTCTTCCATGACATTAAAATTTATACACGTTTTTATTTATTCGCTTTTTAGGCTTCCCATTGGATAACTCTCCATAAAAAAAAATCCATATTATTGCTGCTACCACTCCCGATAAAGGGGATATAATACTCATCATTAGCACATCCAAGAAAGGACTTTTCTTAAAATCGGAAGCTTCATAAAAGGTATGACCCAGGGCAAAAGAGACAACCATTGCTATTATTACCGCTATGATTATTCCCCAAGCACCAATTTCACATTCTTCTCTTTCCTCGTCTTCTCTCATAATAACTTTTTATTATTTTATTGAACATCATTAAACGTAATGCTTGTTTTGCTCTACCTCAATCTCCATCAGTTGAATCAGACGTTCTTCTTCTGGAGTAGGAATGTATACACCTTGGGCACTTGCAAAATTCCGGAACCTTTCAATGGTAAGGCTCATTTCCGCACTGTCAAGGTCAGACGAACTGCGCAGGTATTTTATTTTTCCAAGATACTTGTCGTCCCTCTCACGGACGAAAGTGTCCTTGTTGCAGAGAATCTTGTAATAGTTCCGCTTAACGTACTCCATCGTTTCTCCAATCTGGCACCCGAAGTAAGCCAGGCAAACATGAAGGTATTTATTTGCCTGGATACTCCTTTGAGGTTTCTTCTCGGTCAGTTCAAACACTTTCCGTTCCTTTATCAGCCTCTCCAGCTTTGACCTTGCCTGCTGGGCATGGAGGGGATTGGCACCGTCGTATTTCATAGTCTAAAAGTTTTATTTACTTACTCAATCACTGCGATTTATATTTATCAACGGCTTTATATCTACATGTATCAAGCTTTCACCTATACCGTTCATGTCAAGCCATTTTCTAAAAAGCGATTTAGCCTTTTCTAATGTGTCAATAACAGCACCATCATGAGTATAGCAGAACTTATCTAAATAGTTTACTGATATATACTTGTGAATACATCTATGTGCCTTTTTGCTCAAAAGAAATACGGAGTTTGGTTTATTATAATTCCAATGGTGTGCTTCTTTCCCATTAGTGTTGTAACCTCTAACTCTAAGGTTTCTTGATATATTACTTTCTTCTTTACAAATAGACAAAGTCTTTTTAAACTTTTCCTTATAGTTTAGCCTTTTGAATTTTTCCCTTGACCTCGCACGTTCATTCTCCAACCAAGATTCATCCTTTGATTTTTCAGAGTATCTTTTAGATGCATCTTTTTTAGTACATTCTTTGCACTTGTTTAAATGGCCATCACCCATTCGTGGGTGAGAGTAAAACTCTGATAAAGGCTTCAATATTCCACACTTGAAACAAATTTTCTCCTTCATAGGCTAAAACGGTAATTGGTCATCATCACCAACATTTTGCATTGGTGGGAAGTCGCTTTGTTGTGGAGCGTCGCTCTCTGTTATGGCAGGTCTTGAGGACGAACTTTCAGACCGACCTCCCAAAACTATGTCATAAGCAAGTATGTCTGTTATATACCGCTTGATGCCGTCTTTCTCATACTCCCGGTAGCTGATAGTTCCGAACACTGTTACCTTGTCCCCTTTGTGGATATACTTTTCTGCAATATCGGCAATGCCACGCCATGCGACAATGTTATGCCAGCTCGTTTTCTCCGGCACATCTGTCCCGTCCTGCTTTTTATAACCTCCCGTAGAAGTCGCAACACTGAATGTGGAAACCTTTACGCCGTTATCAAGCGTTCTTGTTTCTGGGTCTTTGCCTACGTTGCCTATAATAAGGCACTGGTTGACACTTTTACTCATTATTTTCTCCTCCAAATATCTTTTTATCGTTGATAAGTTCTCTGTTTTCCTCCAAGAACCGGATAAACTCCTCACAATGGTTAGTGAGAATGGATATATCACGCTCCGGATTGAACACATAAGTTTCAGTATAGGTATCTACCACATAACTGCCTTTGTTGAACTCTACGATGTTGTACTCAAATGTCCGTACAACCGAACCGTTCTTCATCAAAGCGTAAGGATAAACCAAATGTTGATGATGGTCTTTGAACTTCCCCACGGTATAGCTTCCGGTTGTCTTGATGTCGTGAACACTGGTAGGCATCAGTTCGTCAATTACCCCATAAACCAAAACATTGCCGTATGCAGTAGGCAAGATGGCTTCTACTCTTTGTTGGGTCAATGCCCCTTTGTAGTAGTTGGCAAACTCGCGGCAAAGGTCAATGTGAAAAGTGAAAGTGCGATTGTTGTAAACAGCTTTTATCCCGTAAAGTGTTCCGTCATCGTGATATGCCTTACTAATTTCCATTATAGAAGATTTACGGTTCTCAATCATACAATCAATGATTTCATTGAAAGCCGTGCCATGGTCTGCCGCTTCGCTGTCAAACGATTTGCGGTTAATACGGTCTATCAGTCCTTGAAACTGCTTCTGCCGGAACTCCTCTTCCGTACATGACGGATTTTCACTCCACCCGTAATAACGCTCATATATGACATCGCTATTAAGGTAGTTGAAGTAGGCGTCAAGAATCGTAGGATATATACAATAATTAGGCTGCATCTGAGTAAGTTTTAGTTTTCTCGTCATAAATCAGCCCCAAAGCATTCACTTTATCCCTGAAAATTCTTCTCGCCATCATCAAAGAACTACCAATATGTTCAAATTCATTGATATGGGAAGCAAAATCATTGGCTGACCGAGCATCAGTAATAAATTCAATGCTCTCTTTGATTTCCTCTATCACCTTGTTGTATTTGTCAATCTCGGCTTTCTTTACTTGCAGCATTGCAAGATAGGGATTAATCACTTGTGTGGTGATAAAATCGTTCTTGGCAGTCGGATTGCCGTTTTTGTCAAGAATGGTAGGCACCTCCATAATAGACGGAAGGTTGCAGGTGTTCTTCCCGTCATTACGGCTTGTCGGGTCAAAAGTGATGGTACATTTAACTCTGCCGTTCTCATTTCTGGCTTCCATGTAACCCAGCAAGTCAAGTTCGGTAACGATGGAGTTGTAGGACTTCTCGCGCAATGCAGGAATGAATACCGTATCGTCACCTTCCTTTCTTGTATCACGGTGGGCAACGAAGATGATGTTCTTGTTCAAGTTTGACAAGTTGCGGACAAAGCCGGAAAACTCCTGGTTAATTCCACCCCAGTCCCTTATTTGCGGCTGCCGGGTACCACATTTATAGGAGATGATAAAGTCCATCATTTTACCGATGGTGTCAACCACGATAGTACGATAAGCGGACAAATCTTCTTGCAGAACTTGTTGGACATCATTCCAGGAGGTAATCTGAACAATATCCACTCCGTCCAGATGTGACATGTTTACACGCTTGACACCATTGTCGAAGTCCAATAACAAAGGACTTGGAGCACTAAGGGCGGTAGTTGTCTTTCTCATACCTGCCTGACCGTAAATCATCATCTTGATGATAGACGGTATCACTAATTCGTTTGATTTTTTAATAAGCGACATATAATTATGATTTAATAATTGGTTTGTGGGATATACGGGACTTGAACGCCGTGACCTGTGCATGAAACCTTTAAATAATACCATGACAAACTACCAATACCATGCACCGCTCTGCCTCTGAGCTAATATCCCGGATAGCCGCCCGTCTTCGCAGATTGGACGGCACGAATAAACACTAACATTATTTTCTAAGCGTAATCACTCATTGTAAGTGATGTATATCCCAAATCCCAAAAGAACTACCATCAAGGAGAGCATGAATGCAGGGAATGGCTGCCCCACATTGGCTACCATTACCGACCTCACCAACAATGCTGCCATACCCGACAGACAGAAGGCAAATAATACCGTATAGCAATTCACCTTTCTCATACAAAAATGATTTCGTCTCTGTAAACCTCGACAAAGGAATGCTTTCCAAACTCTATCGTTACCTTGTCACCGCTAATGCTGTATATGGTCCCGATTCTGTCTTCCCAGCCGGGAGCGTTGTACTTGACTTTTACTTTTTTCTTTCCCATATATTTTTAATCAATGAATTTTATATTATGATGTTATTCGTATTCCATGAGAGCGATATATCACCATTTACAAGACATTTGAACGTGTTGACCTTTCGATTTGGAATATCATTTTCACAGACTTGTTCAGCAACCCTACTTCCCAAATTCCAGTTAATGATTATCGGGCATGGGGTAGGAATTAGAAGATAACGCACAAATCCCAATGTAGCCTTGTTCTCGATTATAATGTATCTATCTTCGTATTGCTTTATCAATTTGGTAAACAAAGAGATGTATTCCTCGTCAGATAACACTAAATCACTCCCTTTATTAATGGGATTTACAGAAAAACTATCCTTTGGTATTATATTACTTACACGAACTTCGTCTGTAAATCGAATGCTGTATAGGTGGCTATTCAATGATTCAATAGTATCACAATTCCCTTTCCATATATTCGTATTGATGCGGACTTTAATACTGGGATTATATAGTTTAATCCATTTATAAACGTCATAAAGCTCATTTATAGTCATAAACTCTTGGTTATGGAAAGAGATGTTTATCCCTTGAATACCCCAATCCGGATGAACAAGTTCCTTGATGAAATCTGGATTATTCTTTAATTTGATTCCATTCGTTGTCAGTCGTACCATTTGCAGATTGGTGCTTTCTCTCAAATCTCTGATTAAATCAAGTATTTTAGGGTGCAACAGAGGTTCTCCGCCAAGAATAATCGCCTCTTTCACACCGTATCTGAAAATCAGCTTTCTTATGTTATATACAGCCTTGGCTATAGGAAGATTTAGCCGATGGTCGGTTTCTGAGTTGATGCAATAAGGACATTTGCACTGGCAGTTGTTCGTAGCCACAATGCTGAGATAAGCATTGTTTGAAACCATCCCTATATCTTTAGGGATATATTCATTCTGCTTGAATATTTCAAGCGAATCAATTTGAATTGTGTTCATTTTATATATTGTTTTTAATTGATGTATATCCAAAAATAGAATGGAATGAATAACCTCTTGATTGTCACTGTACGTGTCGAGAATCTTTTGATTGCCCCGATAATGGAGCAGAACAGTGTGATATAATACACTGATAGGACTGCAATGAATAAAATGCAGAAGAACTTTAGTATCATATATTTTTTTGTTTTAAGTTTAGTCCCCGTGGGCGTTCCGGTGGTAGCCTTACTGCCCTCCAACATCTATGAAGGACCACGGGATAATTACATAATTACTTCAATTTTCTGATTATATCACCGCCATAAGAATCTTGAGTCAACTCTATAAACTCATATACGGTGTAAGCATCCTTATCAATGTCTATACCCTTATTGATACAGAATGACAACCTTCCTTGCTTGCACGAACCGGTCAGCACATGATGCCAATGGAACAATTCTTTAGCCGATACCTTTTGGGTAAAGTCTGGAAAATGCTTTTTAAAAGCTTCTAACCTTTCCTTCTCGGTTGAATCGTCATACAATTTTTCTTGAAGTGAAGCAAAGGCCTCGTGCAATGTTTCTCCATGAGCGAATTTCCCATTCTCTTTTGCAACAAATGTCTCAGTCAATGTAAAGTCATCGTTCAGTATATATCCTTTAGCTACATTGTCATGAACATGCTTGATAATTGTAGGAATATCATCAATGATATATACTTTGTCGCCATTGAATGTTTTAATTCCATCGCCAGAACCATCGCCAGAGCCATCGCCATAGCCAGAGCCATAGCCAGAGCCAGAGCCATCGCCATAGCCATCGCCATAGCCAGAGCCAGAGCCATAGCCAGAGCCAGAGCCAGAGCCATAGCCATAGCCAGAGCCATCGCCATAGCCAGAGCCATCGCCAGAGTATATACTAAGAAACTCTCTTATCTGTTCTTCCATACGTCTACCTCCTCAATGGATTTTATTGCTTCGTCTGTACAAGGTATTATTTCAATAACCCCTAAAATTGAAATTATCGGCACGGCCAATGTGAATTTACAATCATTAGGGCGTTTTGTCCCTTCTACTGCCAATTGGCTGATAGATGCAGCCCCATACCAACACCACAATCTTCGGCAGTCTGTCAATGTAACTTCACTACCATTCTTTTCTTTCAATACTCCGTAAAATACGCCCGCTCTATCAGCGCGGATAATAACTTTTTTCCCAATCATAATTCTATATATTTAAAAGATTAATAAGTGTTGCTCGCCCTCAACGCAACAATGCGTGTTTAGCCTTTCAGCATACCCGAATTTGACGGGAGGGGAGATATATCGATAAGCGTGGTATGGTCGCCCTTCGCCGCCATTTACTTTATACCTATTGAGGACTGGATAGGACGCTTATATTGTCTTTTAATATTGTTCCTTTGCGATACGGGTGCCCAAACCGCATACTCGCCACCGTAGGACATTTCGGTGCAAAAGAACCGTCGTAAACCTTTCTGCCCATTCGCAGCATGGCTATCACTGTGTGATATTCCCTATTTTCAATACTTCGTTGTATGTTCACAAGCCAACGGGTTATAGTCTTAGCCGCCTTGTGCTTCACAATTTGCAGATTAAATCCGCTCCAAAGACCTATCAAGTGCTCCCGTCCGGTCCTCGCTACCGGAAGCCGTTCAATCCGACCACGGGAATGTTTAAAGATTCATGTCCATATGCTCGTATCGCCAGCCGAGCATCGCGTATCCTACATCATGGCTATTGCATTTCCTGCCTATAGGTTCCCTGCCGACAAGGGAAGAGGTGTATTCGTCCATCTTCATTTTAGCATCAGCCCAAGCCTCCCTCAACGCATGCCCGAAGGAATACCACCGGAGTGACTTGTTCCTTCTGGAATAGGCAAAGGCAAGCTGCATGATGGCTCTGTGGTTGTATCTGCCGTCAACTACAAGATTGTAATCCCTTGATTTCTTCATAAATAATCTTGTTGTATTCTGGATAACTCCTTTAGCTTAGCTGTTGGATACTCGACTTTACCCGGACGTTTGCAAGGCTGTATCTTCCCTTGTTTATACCATCTCCGTACATTGGCTTCTCCGAACTCGCGGAAAGCCTCTCTTTGAGAAAGGTATTCCTTGTCGTCCTTATCCTCCTTCATGAATGAAGCAAGCTTTGCAGCCACATTTGTTACGAATGTGTCGAATGTTACCGACTTGTCTATGAATTGGAGTTCCATAATCGTATTTTTTAAAATGAGAGTGAATCATAGTAATTCTGATGCTTCTTGTATTCTTTCACAATATCAGAAGCGTTATTCCCGACCTTCTCTACAATCTGGCTGTACGCCTCGTTCGGTATGCTGTTTATTACAGCTTCTTGATAGTCCATTTTTCCGGCTATTCCCAGCATCCAGAAGAATAGGATAGAACCAGCCGCGAATGCTGTAATCTGTTTGGACAGTCTGTTGATGTTCATGGCTTTACGCTTGTTTGTTATTTAGTCCATCCTTAATTTTAATTATCTGCTCCATAAGGCGGTTTGAATTATCCATGGCTGCTTTTCGGAATTCTTTTTCAACTTTGTTTTCCTCTTTTTTCAAATGTGATGAAAACAAACGAAGCGAAATGCCAAGTACAAAGAGTATTGTTACAATCAATCCAAGCCAAAAATTGATAAGAAAGCATACATAAGGAATGATGAATATCAAGGCTAACACACATATTACAATAATAAGAGCAGTAGTTACTGCCATTTTACTTCTGTCCATTTGTATTTTTTTTTAAATTCAGATATTGTATTTTCATTTACAGATGATATGTAATTAAGCATATCCAATGTTTGGTTCGGACTTAAGCCTGCGATACTGACTGAACCCATATTACCGTCAATAGCCATGCTTAAATTAATCAGTACATTAGAGTTTTTCTTAACGAGTAATTTCAATGTGCCAATATCCGCTTGTTGTTTTAACAACTCCGATAATTTTCTTAAAGATTCAATTTCCTTTAAAGTCATAATTTTCCCTCCTTATCTTAATCTTGTTACTTGATATTCATCAATCATTCCATCTTCGGTAATATCTATGATAATACCTTTCCTTTTCAGTCTGTACTTGGCAGAACGTGCCGCACTGACCTTGAAGTCTTTGGTCTTGATTATCTGGGGGCTGTTCAATGGCAATGTCGCCAAAGTGTCTGTTAAGGATTTTTTAACTATAAATTTCATACGCGTCACAATAAATTAAAATATCTTTGAAAATTACTTTTAAATTATGCTTGTGAAACATGCTTTTATTTGTTTCACGATGCAAAGATATAGGTTTTCCTATAATTGTAATAAGAAAAACTATTAAATATTATAGGTTTTCCTCTATTTAGTTTGATTCTAAATAATGAAATTATGGAAACAACTATTAATCAAAGAATTAAAATGATTGTAAATGAGAGTGGAAAGGCTGTAAATTCTTATGCTGCAATGATTGGTGTGTCTCAACCAACATTAAAAGCTTGTGTGGATGGAAATAATGCCCCAAGATTTGACACGTTGCAAAAAATACTTATAGCAAATCCTATGATTTCTGCTGAATGGCTTATGCGAGGAGAAGGTGAGATGATAAAGAGTGATGTCGCCGCCAAAGAGAAGCCTGCTTCAAATGAATTTGTGGTGTATGTGGACGAGAATGGATTTTTGAAAATGAAGTAATAGATACTATGGTAAATGTAAGTAATAGCCCAAGCACAATATTGATAATTGGTAATGGATTTGACCTTGATTTAGGATTGAATACTTCATATAAGTCATTTATTGATACCATGTATGAATGCGAACAACATCCTGAGTCTAAGAACATCTTGATTGATGACATGATTAAGAAGTATCGAAAGTGTGCAAATTGGATTGATATAGAATTGTTTTTGAGGGATTATGCTATTTCATATTCAAATAAGGATATTGAAGAAAATAAGGATATTGAAAAAAATAGAAATATTGAGCTTGAATATAGGAAATTGTGTAATGATTTAAACACATTTATGGTACAGTATAAATATTTAGATGATAAAAAGAATTATCTAGGTGAATACATATACAACATTGGAAGTGTATCATCTAGGCTATTGGAGTGGATTTCCAACCAACCCAATAGTAGGGTGTATTCGTTTAATTATACCAATATGAATGATGTGGCTCGTTCATTAAATAAGCAGCAGAATCTTAATATAAAAGACTTTGATATAAGATATATTCACGGAGAAACTTGTTCTTCATACAATGGAAGAATCGCGCCTATTATATTAGGTATTGATGATGTTAAAGTAAAAGACGAATTTAAGTGCATGATAAAATCAACTCATTCTTCATACAATAGTGGAATTATGTCTGATTTACCTAAAGCTACTCATGTGGTATTCTTTGGATTTGGGATGGGACAAACAGACCACCCTTATTTTAGGGATTTCTTCAAGATGATAGAAAATGGGAAATTGAATACCAGGATAAGCGTCTTTAATATCAGTGACTCGTCTGCATTTTATGGGCAATTAGTTAATATGAAAATAGATGTTGCTAAAATTAGGGAATGTAGCAATATACATTTTTATTGTGTAAATGATAATGGGTTAAATGATTTCTACAATGAAACCAGTAGAATACGATAGTAAAGAAGGTGTAGGATTAGTGATATGAATAAAGTATAGACTATGGAATTGAAAGAAGCAAAAATACTTGATTGTATAATAAAGGAGTTGTATCATGATAACCATGATGTCGTTTCTATATGCAGAAGTTTGGGAATCATGGATATTAATAGGATGAAGACTATAAGAATGAAACTTATTGAAGATAGGGTAGCCTATAATGCCGCAAATATGTTTGGTGATTATAGCCTTGTAATTTCATCACAAGGAAGATTGCTTTTTGAAAATGGAGGTTATAGGAGAAAGGCGAGGTTTGAATATGTTCCCCCTATAACCTCTGTTATTGGATGTGTAACGGGAGTGATAAGTCTGTTATGGCTTATTGTTTCTTCCTTCTTTTTTTAAGATTTCTGATGTATTTAAATTCCTTCCAATGAAAAAGGAGATATATGTACCATAAAAGCTTCATTATAGGCGTTTCTTTTTTACCTCTGTAATAATAAAGGAAACTGTCTATTGAGCATACTATTGATATGACTGATAGTGCTAATACTATGAAGAAAGATATAATTTTCATAATTCAGATTTTTGTGTAAATATACAAAAAATATAATATCCTTGCGGAAGAATTGGAATTTTTGCGTATATTTGCAGTGCATGGGTTTTATAGAATTAGAATTAATCAGAGGATTAAGATATAGAAAGCTGTGTAGGTCACAACCCCCTGCATGGCTTTCGCCTTTTTATAGCTATGTTTCACGAGCATACTAATGGCGTTGAATTACGTCTCTTGTTTTTTAGGTCGTTAATATCAATGAGTAATTGACATCTAATATCCCGGCAGCCGTATTGCTGCCGGGGTGTCAAACATGAGCGTTGGTCGAAACCTCAACGTGCGCCTATGCTACATGTGGCAATATTCTCTTAATCTCCTACAAAGCAAGAACCGAAACGTCCTCTGCTGTTGCTTGTATAGTAAGCGGAAGCCGGAGCGTGGAAGCTATCGTATGCACTTCTTTTAGCTGGTTGTGCCAAAGCTGCTTTCATGGCTTCCTTCTCTGCGTTTCTTGCTTCTTCATCCGCTACACGTTTCTTTTCATCAGCCCAAGCAAGTTTCAAGCAATCTGCCCATGTCTTTATTCCGTGGGTAAGAGAATACAGTTTCATGTACTTCTTTATCTGGTGGGCGGCTTTCATTATCTTGCTTAAATCGTAGCGTTTCATAAGGCTTTGTTTTTATTGGTTTAACTTTGATGATGCAAATGTAAGGTATATATATCACGTGTCAAAACGAAATGTGATATTTATTGTTGCGTTTAACATTGTTTAGTGATAGATATGTATCACGCATATATAATAAGCGTATTTTTGCAAAATAAATGCCTATCGTTATGAATAGAATTAAAGAAGTAATCAAGGAAAAAGGTTTAACCATAACAAGCCTTGCTGACAAATTGGGTATTGCACGTGAGAGCCTTTCACGTATGATAGTGTCACCATCGTATCCAACTCTTGAAAAAATAGCTACCGCTCTCAATGTTCCTATGTGGCAGCTCTTCGCATCCCCAGAAGAAGTGACCAAAGAAACCAAAAGTGAATTATGTCCACATTGCGGTCAGCCCATAGCAATTAAAACGACAATAGAAAAGATTGACTGACTATTTAGAAAATGTCTAAATTACGAAGAAATCTGTCTCTTGTTTTGGTTACATGTTTATTTCTGCTTTAATTTGCATAAGAAAGACTGTATTATGAGGCAAATACTGTAATTGTAATGTCGCTGGCAATGCTTATAGCATTGTTTAGGTGGTGTTATGTTTAGACTGTGTCGTTCTTTCTATAATATAATAATCAAAACAATATGGGAAGTGTAATAGAAAGTAAGAAAGCAAAGTGTTCTTCAAAGCATCCACATCGTATAAAGCCTAAAGGTGATAGACTGGGATGGACGTTGCGAAGCGAAGTCAAGTACCCTCCCCTGCGTGAAATTGTTGGAGAGGGGAGAATTGTTAGCGACTCGTGCTGCTTCATTTCAACTACCACAAAAATGATTATGTAA